AAAGTCTATTATAATATTTTTCATGTTCTTCTATAGGTATATTTCCTTTACCTAATTTACCAAATATTTTTTTATCATTATCAGTAGTTGTTACTTTATTACCATCTTTATATAAAGAGTTGTGATAATCTAAATTTAATTTATTTTCACCTTGCTGTATAAATTTTAAAGTATATTCTCTAAATCCTTCATCTTTAAAAGCATTTGGATAATTACTCATTAAGTTTTTTGCTGTAGATGCTATTATTTGTCCTGGTCCAAAACCTGAAGAAGATGTGCCAACTTTCTTTTTACTTACTCCTGTAAAAAAATAAGGAGTGCCTACACTTTGTAAATATGGTCCTAACTCTTGTGCTACTATTGCTTGTTTTAATAAATTTCTATCATAACCAAATATGTTATCTCCTTTAGCCATAGAAACTTCTTCAAAGTCTTTTGTAAACTTTGTACCTCGTGTTAACTGTTCTATTACAGCAGGAGATGGTTTAGGTGTAGGAGTAGATATAAGACTACTAACATCTTTTTTAGATATAGGCTTTGGTTCTTTTACTTCTGTCATAGGATTACCCATGCTCTCATTTAAATCAGCAGTTGTAATATCTAATTTATCTAATTGTTTTATATTTACTTTAGGTCTACTGGTTTGAGCCATTTACTTCATTCCTTAAATTTTTTAACCTACGTAATGCAGATATTGCACCTTGTGAACGATACATCATTACTTGATTATCTGTTTGTTCTAATGACCTTTGTTGTGTTTCTATTAAAAAGTCTAAATAATTACTGAGGTGTTCCCAAGTCTTGGGGTTGTTGACCATCCCCTTCAGCTTGTTGTGGAGTTCCTTGTGGTTGTGCATTTCCTGTAAATCCTTGTTCTCCTGGTACAGAAACTTGTCCTGTTCCTATTGTGCCACCTCCAGCACCTGTTGGGTCATTAGGGTCTGCTCCTGCAACTGGTTGTTGAGCAGTTCCTTGTTGCTCTCTAGCTTCTTTCATTATCTCAGCTTGTATCGCAGCTTCTTGAATACTGTTTGTTACTTTATCTACGTCTAAGTCTAGTGTCTTAGCAATCTCACGTATGATGTAATCCATCTTAGCAAATGGTGCAAGAGCTGGATTACTTGCTGTTCCTAAGAATTGCATTAGTCTTTGACTTCTAACTTCGTTAGCCATAAGACTTTCTGTTCCTCTAGCTTTAACTTCTAAGTCACCTCTTATTTCAGGGTCAAAGTCAAACTGCATATTAAATCTAAATAAACCTTCACCTAGAGGTTTTAGTAAATAGTCATCTACATTTTTTATAACATTTTTAATTCCACCACTTGCAGCACTCATTAACATAGATATACCACTAGCAGTTCTACCTACACCTGTAACCCCTGTTTGTCCATGAGCAAATGATGGAAAACCAGTTGACTCATCCGATAATTGCCTTGCTTTATCAAATAACATCATATTCTCTGATGATACATTTGGAAACTTTGTACCAAAGATAGCTTGACCCGGAGCGCCGCTTTGTCTTCTAAATATTTTTCCCGGATATATAGATAAGTCTTGCCCCGGAACTAAATTAGTTTCATCTACTTCTATTAATAAATTTCCTGATAATACAGCATTATCTACTGCCATTCTCATAAAACCATTCATCAATGTCTGTGTATCATCCATATTTTCTGCGATACCAATACCAAAGAATGAATATGGATTAAGTTCATAAGGTGCAGCTACATATGGTATTGTTGCAGGTTTAAATGGATTAAGAACCATTCTAATTAATTTATTATTACATATCCATATATTTGCTTGTACTTCATCAAATTCTTTTAACTCTTGAGGTATTTCTATATCTTGGTCTTGCAACATTTCAATATCGCACATACCCCAATACTCTAATACTTCAAAACGGTCTACATCATGTTCAGGAGCATAGTCAATTAAATCATCTTCCCAATATTTTTTAACATAGTTTTCTCCCTCAGATATAACTTCTTCAATAACTGTATCTCTAAAAAAAGGTCTTCTTTTTAAACCACGTAATTGACTTCTAGACATCTTGTGTCTTTCAATAGTATACTGTGCTTCATCCATATTATTTGCATCAGGGTCTGGATAAAAATTCCAAACAGATACATGACTTACTTGAGGTATTGTTTTAAATACTGGATTATATTCTCCCTCACCATCCCAATTAGGATACTCCTTATCTAAAGCAAAAGGACCTTTCATTACACCTGTTCCAAATAATGCCATTTCAAAAGCTGTGCTACGTAAATGTTTAGTTGCACTTGACTCTTCTAGTTGGTCATGTATTTTTTTCTCCATAGCTTTAGCTGCAATCATTGCAGGACTATAGGTTATAGATGTAGGAGTTTTTCCAACTCCCTTTTTTAGTTTATCTTTTATAGGTTCTAAATCATCGGCTAAAGGTCCTAATTTATCTAATAAACTTCTTTCTGTTGCACCTGGTGGTAAGTCTTCTCCATCTCCTTCAAACCCATAGGGGCTTTCACCTTCTCTTGCATCCGTTACTTCTTGTGGTTCTTTAGGGTCAAAGTTTACATCTCCTTCTACACCCTCTGGTAATTTTGTTGGTTCAATAGTTAATGGAAATTTATTATTAGCTAATAACACATCTACTATTTGACCATACGCTGCTAGTGTTTTTGTTTTAGTTACTTTTACAAATATTCTAGATTTTTCAGCTTCTGTAAATTGAACATCAGGACCATACAATCCTCTATAGTTTCTATATGAACTTAGCCATCTTTGTTCATCTTGATATCTAAAATCATAAGCTCTTTTAAATCTATCGTAAACAAATTTAACTGCGTTAGATACAGGAGTATCTGTTTTAGCTGTATCTTCACTATCTTCAAGCGAGATAGCTTCTGCATCCATTATTACGTCTTCGTCTAATTCTTCTGCCATATTAATATCCAAACTTTTCGTCTGCTACTCTCATACCCATTGAAGGTTTATTTGCTGGGTCATAATCAAATATGCTAAATTTTGGTCTACTTTGAAGCCCATATCTTAAAGCATCGTATAAATGGTCTTCAGCATTTGTATCAACATCTTCAGGATTTTTCTTATCCAACGGTAGTGAAGGTAGTTGAGTTATTAAATTAACACAGTTATTAAACATTACTAGTCTAGGTTCTTCTGTAAATTCATCTATCTGTAATCTTCTATGTACTTCATTTTTTCCAGCTACTCGACTTCCTCTACTTCTATCAGAAGGTCTCCATCTACATCCTCTTGTAATCATTTGTTCTGCAAGTGAAGGACCTAAGTCTCCTCGTTTATGCCATAAAGAGCTATCTAAAACTCCATACTTTATATTTCCATCACCTGCTTCTAGTTCTAGTATTTGGTCTGCTAAGTCTGTTGCCAAAACTTTCGATACATAAAGTTCACGATAAACGACCAACTGCTCTGCAGGAGAAACTGCAAACCATAAAACACCACTATAAGAACCGTAACCATAATCGCAAGACCTAAACTTAACCCAATTACTAGGAATATTAAAGGGTTCAATAACGTGTACATCTCTATTAAACTCTGTAAAAGCTGCCCCTTCTTTTATATCCCAATCACCCTCAAGAAGTTGCCTTCTTTGTTGTTCGGGTAAAGATAGAAGCATTGCTTCATAATCACCATTCTCTGCAAGATAAGGATTATCAGATAATCGAGCTGGAATAAACCGTCTTTTAAATAATGGTTTTCCTGCTTTCTCATGCCCTGCAGGATATTTTAATGTTTCTCCTGTATCTATGTCAGTTGCATCAAATGCTTTACCAAAAGGTGCAGGAGCTATAAACATTTTTTTAACCCAAGCGTGTCCTCTTCCTCCTGGGTTAGTTGTTGCCCTCATAAAGATAGGCAAATTAGAAGCAGTAGACCTTAGACGAGAACGCATATAATTCCATGCGTATGGTGTGGACCATTGTGTTAACTCGTCAAACCCTATCCAACTAAATGCTAGACCCTGATAACGCAAGACATCTTCATCTCTATCTAGATAAGACATCCACAATCTTGCTCCAGATGGTGCTGTCCACTGCATTTTTCTTTCAGACCAT